CCCAGATATCTTCAACAGCCTCAATGCGGATTTTGCCGTCGGTCAAATTGCCGTACTCGATACGCCCCACGCGGCAGGCCATGCCTTGAATGCCCAGTGGTGCCCAGTCCAGTCGAAACACGCTGCCGGGTCGCAGTGACCACGCGCTGCGGTTGGCCTCAATCATCATTTTGGCCAACGGATAGGACAGCGCTTTCATCGAGCGATAGGCTGCCGCATTGGCTGCGTCTGCTGTGCCGAATCCACTAAATGCAATGGTCTCGGTGGCGATCTCGCCAAGGCGCGCTTGAATGTTGGCCATGTCCTGCGCCTGCACAGTGCGCTCTGTGTACTCCTGCGCGCGGTCAATGTAGGTGACTTTGACGGTGTTGATGGTCTGCGCCCAGCTGCCACGCGAGTATTCGCAGGACAGAATGTTGCTGGTGTTGTAGACAGGCAGGCTGCCGATCGAGTAGCCACCACGGATCAGCGCCAGTGTAAATAAGCCGGTGGCCGGATCGGGATACAGCACGCCGTCGATATGGCGCATAATTTCCTCGATCCATCCGCTGGCGTCTTTCTGCGAATCGAGCAGCATGGATAGGCCAAGCGCCTCGCTGTACAGCGTGGTGCCTGCCGTGGTGAAACTGGTGGCGTCAATCTGCGCAGTGCTGATACCCAGCCCCCACAGCGTATCCGTCAAAATCTCATACAGCATGCAAGCTGGGTTGGCATCGCCGTTAATGTTGTGTTTGCCTGCGCTCAGGCCTAGTGTGTTCGGGCAGCGGCGCACGTCCACCGAAAACGTCTTGATGTAGTTGCTGGTACCGAAATAGAAGCTCTTGAACACAGCATGGCAGATGCCGCGATAGCCCGGCACCGGATTGCCGACGGCAGTGGCAAGGTAGCTGGATGCAGGCTGCGTAGTTGAGCCGGTATAGACCTCGATGTCACCCGACACGCCGCCCTCTTTCTCATCGCCACCAAACAGCCCAGTGTCGTTGACACTGACCTGCACGCCGCCTGTGATCGACGATTGCGATTGCGCTGCGTCTTTGTCATCAAAGCGGAATTTGACGATTGCATCAACCTGACCGTGACAAAGCGCGGCCTGAAGATCCATGTAGTACTTGTAACCCTTCGTCACCGTCGTGCTGGAAAACATGCCGGTTTTTACTTTTTCGGTGATCGCCACTACCTGCAGGTTGCCGTACCAAACGACGTTAGCACCACGGATGCGGCAGGTGCCGAACACCACCGGCACAGGCCGTCCTTCTTCCGCAGTTGGCAAAGTGAAATCACCCAAGCTGCTGGCGCGGGGCGTGTCAAACTTTGGCTTTGGACGTAGTAGTTCACCCGCAACTGTAGTCAAAATGAACAGCGCAATCAGTGGCCACATTAGGTCACACTCCCACTGAACGGGTTTTTCGTCGGGATGCGAGCGAACCCCAGATGATTGACCAGATTGCTGAACTTGAGCGAACACGTTGACTCACTGCGATCGCAACCGGCATACACAGTCACCAACTCACCCACAGTCAAATCAAGGAACGCGGCCTGCAGGGTGATGTCATTGCCAGCGTGGCCGGTGATGAATCGCATGTCACCGTTGCTGCGCTCGATCCAGCCGCCCGAATACCAGCCATCAATATGACTGTTCAGGCCGGGTACCGTAACTGTGTAGCCACTGACAGCAGTCACATTGCCTGTCGCTGCAAACAGCGCTTTGTTGACGCTACAGCGCGTCGAGTACAGGGCTAGATTGCACTGGCGCTGATACACGTTGACGGGGATTTTCTTCTGAAGGATTTGCGAAGCGGGCGCACAGGACAGAATGACTTGGCTACCCTCGAATTTGGCCGTGACTACCTTGCCGACAAAAATGGTCACGGTTTCAGGGTCGCTGCGGTGACGGCGGTAAATCGTCAGGCCAACTGGATTGACCGGCAGGTACGGAATAAACAAAGCCGCCACCGCGTTGTCACGCATGAGCGTCACGTCGATACTGCCAGCCTGCTGCTCTTGGCTCTGATCAATCTGCGTGCGCTCAATAACATCCGGCGCATACACGTCCGTGTTGTAAGTCTCGCTGCCGTCGCCCGACGTGTAGCAGTACTTGTCCATGCCACACGTAAACTTGTACAGCTCTTTCGGTGTGCCACTGTAGCGGCTTGTCTCAACGGCGCTGTAGCTCATGCGGGCGTTTCCTTCGGAATCTCGACAAACGTGATGTCGGCGGTGACTAGCTCCAGAGTTTGCCAATTCATGCGTACGTCGTCATCCGCCAGCCGACAGAACGTCAGGAATGAAACTAGCGTGGCGCTGGCCGTCAGGGCGCTGCTGATCGTCGAATCTAGCGTCAGTGTCTCGGTACCGTTGCCGTTGTTGACCGCGCTGGTGATTTGCCGCGTGATGTAGCTGCCGTCGGGATTGATGATTGCCAGATACTGCCGCGAAATGAACTGAAACAGGTATTTGACATAGCCCGTGTCTTTGATCACCAGCGTGCCATCGCCTGCCGAAATATCACGGGACAGCACTAGGTCACGGCTGTATGTCGGCGTCCAGAACGGCACAGCCTTACCCTTGCGGGCTGCGATAAACGCACGCAGCGCGGCGATCTCAGACAGGCCCATAGCCGTCCAGCGGAATGACTGGCGCGGAATCGACACGCCTGCATGATCATCAACACGGCGTTTGCCGGTGTGCGGATCAACGGCGGTGGCAAGGCGCGTGTAGCGGATTTTGCCGGTGCCCTCGCGGTCCGGGTTGTACGTCAACAGGTCATAACCTTTGTACGTCGTCATGACACAATCTCCGTGGTAAATCGCACGGACAGCGTAGCCAGTTCAGGCGTGATGTAGTCCACGTCCTGTTCCAGATCGAGGCGTGCATTAACCACCGGCAGCAAGATGCTGTTGATCGGCCAAGTGGCGGCTGCTGGCGATGCCACGGTAATGCTGCTGCTGGTGTAGCCGGTGACTTGGAATGCCTCCCACGTCCGCATGTCAGTCCACAGCATCACGAATCCTGCTGACAGATCCATGTTGGTCGTATCCACGCTGATCGTACTGCTACCCGCCGTCGTCTGTGCGGTCGTGCGCTGCAGCTCAGTCCAGACCGGAACGCCATAGATTTTTGACTGCCAGCCGTACAGCAGCGCGGTCATCAGCGCCACGTCTAGCTGGCCTTCCGTCATCATTGTGTAGTCAAAGCCGCGCTGTGCCTTGGCCAGCAGCTGCACGCGCTGCTCGGTACCGTCGTATGCGGTCATCACGTTTGTGTAGTAAATCGCGTGCTCGACGATGCCGGCATCCCAGTCGGGAGACAGCGCAAACGGCACAAGGCGCGATCCAGTCAGCGTGATGTCGGCTGCAGTCAGACCTGTGTATGTCCAGGTCACGGTATTGTTGATGACCGGCGAACCGGATGCCGACACTGTGACTGTGTACGTGTAGCTAGCACCAACAGGCATGGATTTCGGCAGCGAGTAACTGTTAGACACGCTGACGCCATCCGGGCCGGTCACGCTAACGCCGGTAAGTTGGCGGGCACGGTCGCTGGTGTTCCATAGCTCCACAGCAATGCTCTGGTCACTAAACACAAAGCCCAGTGCGCGGCTACGCGGGATGACGATAACTTTGCCAGCCAACTCGGTTGCGTGAGAGGTCTCCAGCACACCCACCGCGCCAACCGGTACCGACGATGATGTCAGCCCGGTACCGGATTTCGCGCCCGCCATGCCGCCCGTCACTAGCCCAACTTCTGGCGCTGGTGCTGACAGTGCGCTGATTTGTGGGCTGATCCCGGCGAGCTGGCCAGCCAGCACGGGCAGCATCATCACGCCAGAAAATGTGGACACGTTAAGTCACCTTTTTAACAGCGAAATTGGGGAATAGTTTGTAGCTATCGCTGCCAATTGTCAGCACGTCGCCTGCGTTGTTGCCGTTGCCGACAGCGTTGGTAGCGTACACGTTTGGCACGTTGCCAAGTAGCGAATAGCCGCCCGCGTCGCGGTTAACGTACACAGGGATAGGCATCAGGATCGGCGAACCGTTGGCCGTGTTGTGCGTGCGGTCCTTGATGCCGTCATAGCGCGGATAGTTCGCACTGCCTGCGGAGTTGTTGTACAGGGCGCACTCGCAATAGCGGCCTGTGTAACCATAAGCTGCACCAGCTGTGTTGCCGTTGGCCAGCCACTTGCTGGTGTACGTGTCCACGTCGGCACGCACAAACGCATGCGCACCTGCCATGGCACCGCTGGGATAGTAGGTAAACGGTGCCTGCTGATTGACGCTGACGCCGTAAGTCAGGCCGGTGATGTTGATCTCGTAGCCCGACACTGTGCCCCAGAAATACTCGCCACCTGTCCAACTGCCTGCTTTGTTAAGGCTCGCGCCAAAACCAAAATTGACGAACACGCCGGGGCTGCTCTCGATGACGCCACAGAAATTGTCCTGCGCTGCGTCAATGAAAAAGTGGTACGCAGTGATCGAGCCGGACGGCAGGCGGATCGCAGCGCCGACTTTGTATGTCTGGCCACTGCCGACTGGCGCGCCTGCCCCGTTGTACCACGGCGAGCTGCTGGCACCGTTGCCGGTACCGGCATAAAAACACAGTCCGTAAACTCCAGTACTGCTGTACGTGCCGCCACCCCACAGCGTCGTGTTGTACTCGTTGATCGCCGTGCGAAAGTTCATGTACACACTGCCGCGATGTAGGCAGGCTTTCCAAGCGCTGCTATCTGCCGTGCTGGTGTCGCTGGTCCAGCCGTTGGCAGCCAGAAACGTAACTAGCTTCTGCAGCAGGTCATTGGGATCGGTAGCGGTGCCGGTTGCATAAGCCATGTGTGCGTCCTCAGTTCAGCTTGACAGCAAAATACGATTGCGCGGTCGTGCGGTTAACATCCTGCATCACCAGCCAAGACGCTCCACCTACGGTGACAATGTTTTCAGCGCCGTTGCTGTAGCCGCTCACAATACTGACTCCACTGATTTCACCCCAGCAATTAGGGGAGTTTTCGTTGAGTATGCAGGGATACAGCACATAACTGCCGTCAAGGTTGGGGCGTAGGTCGGTCATGACGGTGTAGCTCGGCCAAATACTGTGACTGTCCGTTGCGCTGATCGCGGTAAATCCCTGCCATGTCCCGGCCTGATTACGCAGCCGGAAATTGCAGTAGTTGTCACCATTGACGCTGGCCTGCTGGCCACGGCAAAAGGCCTTGCGCTCATTGCCAATGTAGGACCAGCGCCAGTTGACGCTGTTGATTGCTGGCAGGTTGGGAAATGCCGCACTTGCGCCAATAGCCAGTGGGTACGGGTACTGTCCGGGTGACAGATAGCTGTCGATGTAGCCCAAATACGCGCACTCGTACTGACTGCTGACTTTCGTCAGGACCTTGACGCGAGAGCCATCAACGACAAACCAGTAGGCAATGCTGCTATTCCACAGTGGCATGACAGGATCAACACACGGGCCGGGCTGCGCACTGAAATACTGATAGTCCGTAAACCCAGCGAACCCGCCAATCCGCCAGTTGTAATAGTCCGCGCTGACGTGCGCGAATGGCATGGCACCGACATAAATACTCTGCAGTCCGTCGGTACCGGGTGCTTTCCAGATGCAGTCCCAGTGACTGACCGTGCCGCCCGATGTGCGGAACTCCAGACGCGCGATGTTGCAGGTAGTGCCTACACCAGCCGTGATATTGATGCGCCAATAGGCGTGGCCGCTGGGGCTGGTAACCGCAAATGATCGGCCCGTGGTCGATGCCCAGCCGGTACTGTTGCCGGTAAAACTCTGCTGCGTTGTCCAGCTGCTGCCGTCATCGGAATACTGCAGGTCAAAATCTTTGGGTGCATTGGTGTTGCCGGATGTGTCTGGCGTGATGACAACAGCAGTGATCGTGGCAGCGCTGGCCAGCTGACAACCCAGATTGATGGGGAATGCGGCAGCCGTGGTGTAGTCCCCATCATTCAGCGCCTTGTGATAGTTGAATGCGATGTACTTTTCAGTCATCGATCCCAGTACGGCTTTGACGCGGTTGTTGCGCTGTTGCTGCCACTTCGGCGCGGTGCTGATCGTGAACACGTCGCCCGCAACAAACGGTGTGGCGCCTGCCGTGATCGTGAACTGAATCTTGGTACCAGTGTAGGGTGTACCCACGGTGGCATCCGACAGCGCACCCGTCACACTGCCCACGACAGTGAAATTTGTCGAGCTGGTGGCGGTGATGGTGAATGTTTCAGCCACGCTGGCGCTGCCACCTTTGTAGCTGCCCAGCGTGCCATTGCCGGTACCGGAATACGACAGATTGAACGCGCTGCCGGTGGCGGTCAGGAATGTGTTCAGTTTTTCCAGAAGATCCATGTAATCCGTTGCGGTGCTGATCTCGTACATACTTCAAGTCCCCAATGAGTTGCGTACCGCTCGGCGATTAGTCGCCAACAATTTGACTAGCACTCGCTGACCCTCTGGCGTCTGCAGCTCTTTGAGTAACAGGCCCTTATCGAGCGCCACAGTCAACGACGAATCGCCACCGGCTGCGCCGGGTGATGCCGGAGTGACTAGGCCACCATCGGAATAATGGCGAGGTGCACCGGATCGCGCAACACGCAATCCACCGTTGAGTTGGTGCAGCATATCCAGCACACCCGGCTGTGACACTGCAGCTGCGCGCACAACAAACTCGCCGTTGCTCAGCATGGCTGGAATGTTGTCACTCGTGGCAGTACCGGGGCCGGAGATATAACCGCCAGTGGCCGCATGCACCGCGCCACCGCCACCACCCACCAAACCGCCTTCAGAAAAACCTGCAATCGTTTTGACGATTTTCAGGGCGATGAACTGCGCGATCATTTGCTGAATGGACGCCAGCACGGACGATGCTACGCTGCGCATAGCGTCGCCAAACGATTTCGCTCCGCTGGCCGCGTCAACCAGTCCCTGTGCCAGACTGCTTTGCAGTGTGTCGGTGGCAGTGGCGCGGAGTTGCGCAAAACTGAATTGGGCACGTTGCACACCGGCCTGCACCTGACGCAGCGAATCAAGCTGCTGCTGTGCGGCCTCGACTTTCCCCTGATCGCCAGCGGCTTGCGCTGCCGCCAGCTGCGCTTGCGCCAACTGCATCAACACAGGCAGACGCTGGCGCTCGATGTCGAGAATGCGTTGTTCAGCTTCCAACTGCGAGATTTTCCCGGCCTGTTGATCCGTGGTGATTTGTGCGCGGGCGTGCTCCAGCTCCTGTAGCGCCTGCTGGCTGGCCAGCGCTGCTTGGTCGGCAGCCATGTTGTTGCGCTGCGCCTGCTGGTACTGCTGAACTTTAGTGCGGGCTTCTTGTTCGCTGAGGCCTTGGCGCTGTAGATCGAGCTGCAGCTGCTCGGCCTCGATCTGCAGCCCTTTCTCAGCTGCTGCGTTTTTCTGGTTCTGCGCTTCGAGCATGCGCTGTTCGAACTGCAGGCGCTGGATGCCGATCTCGCGCAGCTTTGTCAGGCGCTCAGATTCTAGGTTCGCCAGCTTTTCCTGTGCGCTGATACCGGCCAGTGTGATTTCAGTCTCGGCGCTGGCCACGGCTTTTTGGCGTGCTACCTTTTGCTCATCCGTCACGCCAGGAATGCCTTGCGCGGCGGTCAGTTTACGCTGCAGTACTGCGCGCTCTTTGTCGATCTCGCTAGTGATAATGGCGCGGCGGTCAGCGTAGTATTTTTCCAGCGACAGCAAGCCCTGCTCAAGCTGGCGCTTTTCTTCAGCGTCGCGCAGCTTGTTCTTGGCCTGAAGGATCTTCATCTCGTTATCTGCCTGCGCTTGCAGCAGGTCGGCACGGGCTTTCTGCAGGTTTTCGGCGCCCTGATCGCGTGGCTTGTTTTTAAGGCCTGCAATTTTTGCTGTTTCGCCGCCTGTCTTTTTTGCCGCCTCGCCCGCTTTGGTCGTCGAGACAGTCAGCTTGTCCATGTCGGCCAGCAGGCGGCCTACAGCCGTGTTGCCCGTCTTGAAATCGTCGGCAGTGCTTTTCGCAAATCCCTTGGTGGCCTCGCGGATGTTTTCAAAACCGTTAGCCAGGTCAACCAGACCGCCACCCACTTTGCCACCTGTCACTAGCATGGCGGCCTCGCCAAAACCGCGCACGGCCATCATCAGCGGCTCAACAAACACACTCATCGTGTAATAGCCGACAGTGGCAACCAGTCCCTGCATCAGCTTGAGCCCGTCACGCACACCCGCTACTAGAATCGCCACTGTGCGCCACGCCACACCCATCGTGCCGGTTTCCACGCCAGTTTTGGTGATGCCGCCCAGCAGGCGCGCTACGTCACCAATCAACCCGCCCATTTGCTTGGCAATGGACTTTAATCCGGTGCCCCAGTCGCGCACCGTGACCTCATTTTTGCCGATCCACTCAGACAGCGATTTCGCGCCCTCGATCGCCGATTCAATGGCGCCCACAATGCCATTGCCGATTGAGCTGCCAATATCGTTCAGGATCGCAGTCAACGGACGCATGGTGGTCGTCAGCTGGCCGCCCTTGTCGATCGCGCTGTCAAAAATCTTGCCGAATCCAGTTTTAAGGCTGTCAAACAGGCCTTTGGTGCTCTCGCCCGCGACTTTTGAAAATGCTTCGCTGACGTTACTTGATAGCACCGCAAAACTACCGGATGCCGCTTCAGCCGATACCTGAAACGGGGCCAGTCGTTTTTGCAGTTCCTCGACCAGAGTGCCAGCTGTTTTCCACTGCTTGATGTCTTCGTTGGTGAGGCCCAGATTTTTGGCAACGGTCGAGTCAGCGCCGATATTGCCGGAGAGAATCGACGTGATTTCTTGGCGCAGCTGATCCATAGGCACTTGCATTGCGCCAGCCGCTTGCACGATGCCGACAACCAGACCACGAATCTGTGACAGGTCGGTGATGCCGTTACCCAGTGCGGCGCTTAGGCCACCCTGAAACGCGGCCACCAGCTGCTCAGTAGTAGCAGCTGTGGTCAGGCCGTCTTGCTGCAGCTGCTGCATCAATTCCACGCTCATCTGTAGCGCGGCGTTGTAAGCTGCTTGGCCATCAAGCTGGTTGCCGTTGCTGTCCACCAGTTTTGCCTGTGCGGCAATAATCGCGGCAATGCCCAGCTGTGCGCTTTCCAGCGTCTGGTTGAAATTGATGCCAGCAGCGGCGGCGTCTTTGAGTTGCTGCGCGACGATCATCACACCTGCAGCGGCAGCAATGCCACGGATCGCGCTGGAAATGCCAGTCAGTGAGTCAATGACGCCTTGGCTTTGGCTTTGAGTGTTGCGCGCTTCGTTCTGCACCTTCTTGAGCGCGTTAACAACGTCCTGCACGCCCTCAGCGCTGAGGCGCACTAGCACGTCTGGTTGTGATGATCCTGCCATATCAATCGCCCTTCAGTATGTCTGGGACTCGCGGCGGCTTATTGCTGCCTTTTTCGCTGTAGGGGGCCAGCACTGCCCAGACAATCGTGTCAATCCGATAGTTCAGCGCAGCCTGCTCTCGCATGTAATGCACGTAACTTAGCAGCGCTTCGCGGAGTGGCCATTTGATGATTCGCTGTGCGCGCTCCACGTCATAGCCCGCCAGCTGGCGCACTAATTCGTTCCAGTCGCCGTAGTCGTAGTGTCCGCGATCCCGGTACCGGACTAGTTTTCGCTTGGATTCGGGCCGATCGAAGACTTCTGGGAACTGCTCAGCACAATCAGCCCGGCGGCGAAAAAATCCAGCAGCATTCCGACAATGATGCCGCGAATGACGGCTTTTTCTTCCGGCGCAGTGATTTTGCGCAGTGCGTTGGCTGTATCGGTGGCCATGGCCGGAGACCAATCCAGATCCCCATGCGGATGACGCAACAGGAACCCGCCCAGCAGTTCGAATGCAGTACCGCTCACGATGATTGTCTGCAGCAGACGCTCGGCAAACTGCTCGTGCGTTTCGTCATCCTGCAGCGCAATCGCGTCGAGGCCAGCTGCGCGAACGCGATCCATCAGCCAGAAATCATGCTCGATGGTGCTGCATTTGATTGGCCGGTACTGCTGACCGCCCAGTGTGAAAACGTCGCTCATGCTCCACCTCATTTGCAAAACAGGGGCGGTTGTCCGCCCCTGCTGTCACCACTTCCAGACCAGCGCGCCTTACAGCTCGATGACGCGGAAATACGGCTCTGTCGGATGGTTGGCGGCATCGTTGATGATCGTGCCCTTGATCGCCCAGTCGGCATAGTCATCACTGATAAATCCGATGGCGCCATCGGGGTGCAGCTGTGCATTCCAGATTTGCACTTCTTTGTTGTCGCCCGCGCTGTTATCGCTGACGTAACGCAGAAAGCCGCGCACGTTAGGTACGGTACCGGCAATCACTTTCTGGCTAGTGATTGCGGAATACGTGTAGTCCACCTTGATGATGTCGCCAACTGCAATACCGCCACCCGGCACGACATAAATGCGGCCACTGACAGCATCGACGGTATAGTCGGTGCCTGCCGTCATGGCGGTACTGCCAGCCACGCCAGCTTTCACAGTGACAGCGCTGATATTGCGATTCTGCGTTGCGTAGTAGCGGCCTTTTTTGGCAGACGACGTGACCGTTTCACTAGTCACCGTGCCAGTTCCTTGCGTGAACGCAGCAGTCGTACCAAGGAAAACCAGCGCCAAGTTTTCTTTGTTGAACTCGTTGCCCTTGATCGCCAGATCAATCTGCACGGACTTGACGGCCTGCGCAATCACGCCCGCGCTCTTGTCCATGCTGGATTTCTTGGTGGCCATGTCGGCAGTCGGCGTGATTTCGAACGTTTCACAATTGCCCAGATGCAACTCGCCCGTCTTGTTGCCACTGGTGTCGAGCTGGTCAAAATACAACGCGCCTTTGCCCAGAATCAGATTGTTACCGTTAGGTGCGGTAGAGGATGCCATGGTTATTCGCTCCCATCGTTTTCAGTTTCGGCAGACTGCGCCGGGGTGACCGGATCAGCAACGCCAATGTTTTGCAGCCACGCCACCTGCCCAGCGTCATCGAGCTGGATAGTGTCGCCGGGCTGGTATTCCACGCCCGCATGCGTGTGCGGGGCATTCAGTTTTACGTCGTTCACGCCTTTCGCTCCTGACTCGCGGTGGCTGTCTGGTATTGCACGCGCCACGTCATCAATGCCTTGCCGACCACGCTTTCCTCGCTGTTTGCGAATTCCCATTCGATGTCCGTTTCTGCCAAGTCCGTGGCCAGCCCACCCAGATAGTTGCTGTCCTGCAATGCACTGGTTACCCAGCACAGCACAGGGTCAATAGCATCGTCATACGCACTGGCGTCAGGGCAGGCCGCTTTGACTTCAATCATCAGGTTGAATGATCGAGTGACAATCGGCGAATAGCGGTGGCCGTTCATTTTCTCCACCGACTCACTACCCGGATAAAGCGTAATGCTCGGCAGGTCATCGGCCTCCTGTGGATTGAGGCCAACACGGCGCACCTGCAGCCCTGCCGGTTTGCCTGCACCGTCCAGCAGTACCTTGGCAGCTGCAACAATCTGCGATCGAATGCTACTCATGGCGCCACCAGATAAACCTTGCTTGTGGCGCGGTCACTCTCGCCCAGCCGGTTTTGCACGCGGTAGTTTTTGCTACCGCCCGTGCTGTTGATAGTGACCACTGCCCCGATTTTCAGTCCCGGAAAATGACTGGTGCGATAAGTAGCAACCACAATCCGTATAACCTGGCCGGTGTAGTTGCCATTTGCATCCAGCTGCACCTCGTCGGAGTCGTCGAGCCACACGTTTTTGGTGACGCCACTAAACGTCATGCTGTCCGGGGAATCGTCCAGCATGGTGTCAATGTCGTCGTCCAGAAACGCGCTCATTGCTCGTCCTCGTCCTTGGTGTCATCCGTGACCGGCTGCTCATCCTTGGTGCCATCCGTGACTGGTGCTTGTTCACCGGGAATCGGCTGGCGCGGCTTGCGGCCACGATTTTCCTGCAACTTCAGGCAGCCCAGTTGCAGGAACGGGGCGGCCTCGTCGGGCTCCAGAGAAATCGTGTCGCCTTCGTTCAGGGGCTGGTTGCCCAGTCCCTGAATCTGCCACTGCGCAACGTAGGTGCGTTTGTCGGCCATTATCGGTCACCCGTTGATCAGGAAATCGCGGTCTGGAACAGGTAGCCGGTGTCGTTGGCCGCAATGACCTCCTTCACCATTTCACCCACACGCACGCGAGTACCACCCAGCAGACCGATGTCAGGATCGTTGTCGATCGTGCCAGCGATGCGCGAACCGTACTGCGCGGTGAACCCATAGCACAGTTGGCCTTGCGGGCTGCTGATAACGGCAGGCTGGTAAATCAGCGCGGCAGACTTGCCCCAGACGCGGGTCAAGGTCGGGGTTTGGCCTTTCTTCGCTGTGTTGATGAAGCCTTCGCCAATGATGACTTCTTCGATTTCCAGCAGCTCGGCCAGATACTGCGGCATCACTGTACCGGCGTTGGCCACCACGCCGAAAAAGGCGTTGACCACCTTCGGATGCTGACGCAGCTTGGTCCAGACAGCACGGCCCAGCACCAATTTGTTGGGGCGCACGATCATGCTGTCCATGGCGTCGAGGATGGCCGATACCGGGTTGCTGTTTGCGTAATCATCCCAGCGACTGCCGCCGCTCAGCGTCGCCTTGTTGCTGGATGCATAGCTGTTGGCGTTGAACACCAGATCAGCCACACGCTTTTCGCGGTCCAGATTGATCAACTCGGTCAGCAGCTCAGTGCTGCGTGCGATCGGATCAATCGGCATGACGCCCTGAGTGGCTTTGACCGACATTGCCGCCTTAACGTCCTTCGCGGGGATTTCGTCATCGAGGCCGTAATCGTTGGTCGAATCGTTTTGCTCGGTGGCGTGCCAGTCGATTTTGTTGGGTTGCGATTTGCGGCCGACACGGGTATCAGGCACGGTAAAACCGTCGCCCTTATCGTATTTCGACCACTTGAACAGCTCGGACTCTACTGGCACGCGAGGCAGCACACGATCAGCAACCAGATTTTGGTTACGGTAGGCCAGCGTGATCGCGGTCAAGTGCGGCTGTACAACAAATGGGGCCTTGGACATTTTTTAATGCTCCTGTTCTGGCCTATTACGAATTGGCCGCGTTGCTGTGGTAAATGGGCTGGATGTACGCCTTGATGACGTCACCGGCCACACCATCAGTCTCGGCAAAACCCACCACACAATTGGTCACGGTGGCAGCGGGAGTGGATTTGACGGCAGCACCATTGCTATCGCTGGTCAGCGGATCACCAGCAACCACGGTGCCGCCCAGCACGACATACGCAAAATCGTCACGATAGACGTCAACGCGCTCGCCGCTGGATGCGTCAATTTCCGTGGTCACACCAATCGAGCGATCGGTGGCCGATGTGCACGGCACTACCGTGAAATCGGCAGAAATCTTGACGATGGTATAGCGCGGGATGTCGGCACCCGCGTCATAATTACGTGTGGGTTGTGCCATGTTATTGGCCCTCCTTCATGCAGTGCTGAACAGCCTCTGCAACGGTGATCTTGACGCCCAGCTTGGCTTGCGCGTCTTGATAGGCGATTGCCTTTTGTGCCAGGGTGTTGGGGTCGATGCCCTTGCCGTCCTTGCCACCATCGGCGGTTTTGCCGCTTTCTGGCGCAGCCGCTGTCGGCACATGCAGCTGGCCGCCATCGTCATGCAGTCCGGCATTGATCGAGCGCAGCACCTGCACGGCGGCTTCGGGGCCGGTGGTCTTGCCGTCAAACGCCAGCTGCTTAATCAGGTTGGTATGGCCAGGCGTGTCTTGCGCCAGAACCGACTTGATACGCTCGCGTTCCGCTTCAGCACCCTGCTTCTGGCCTTCAGCAATGCCAATGGCTTTACCTTCGTTAACCAGCGCTTGCGCGATTTCGGGGTGGTCGGCACGGAGCTTTTCGACGGTCATCGTCGTCATGTTGTGAGTCTCCTCGCTATTCGCCTGCGGCCCATCACCGGAGCCCTGAGCGGTTGTGATTGGCGTCGCCGCGAATTCGCCAGCGACCATTCGTGCCATCAATTCGGACTGGGTGGCAACACCGTCCACCAGCCCGCGTTTGACAGCATCTTGCGCTAAAAACACACGGCCATCGGCCATGTCTTTCAGCACAGTTTCAGAGTCGGTGCCACGATTCCGCGCCACCGAATCAACGAAAATTGTGTACAGGTTATCGACAGAATCCTGCAGGTAGTTCGCGCCCTCAGCACTCAACGGCGCGTTGCCGGTGGCGATGCGCTTGTATTTACCGGCGTAAATGTCGGTGCGCTTGATACCGGCCTGTGCATCACGGGCGCTCGTGTCGATGTGCTGCGCGGCCACGCCGATACTGCCGATTTCCGTGGTATCGCTCGATGCAAAGATTTTGTCGGCGGCGCTGCCGATCCAGTATCCCGCGCTGGCCATCAATCCGTCAGCCAGCGCAATGATCGGTTTCTGGCCGCGCAGACTGTAGATCGTATTGACTAACTCCTGCGTTCCATCAACAGTACCGCCCGGCGAGTCGATGACCAGCAGGATGCTATTGACCATCGGATCATCGACAGCCTGTTGCAGTTGTGCCGCCACCATCTGCGTACTGATCCCGCCACTAATCTGGGTGAACAGGTTCATTTTCTTGCCGACAACACCCTCAAGATTGAGGATCGCCACGCCGTCCTGTACGTCATACTCGGCCTGCGAGTTGTTCATCTGGCGGCCAAGACGCGCTTCCACTTTCTCGATGTCGATTTTTTCGCCGCGCAGGTGAGTCAGGTAGATGCCCTGAATTTCATCCAGCATTTTCGGCGTGATAGCCCACGGGCCCTGCACTACGTCAATCAGGCGCATCACTCTTTCTCCCCATCGCCTTGTTCGGGGTTGGTCGGTTGTTTATCGGTGCCGCTAGTCTCGCCGGGTTCCGGCTCTTCCATCTGGCCCTTAGTTACGATAACTGGCACGCCCGATTTTTCAATGAGCACCTGCTCATAACCGCGCTCTGCAATCGTGTCGCTCCACTCGCCACCGTCAAGCGCGGCTTTTTCCTCGCCTCGCGTCGTCAACAGCAGGTCGAGGCGCTTGCCTGCAGCCTCCACCTCTTTCAGGGGGTCGAGTTGACCGGGTGCATCGCCAATCCAGACACAGTTCAGCCAAGCCCGACGAATAGCGGGGTCCTGAAAAAAACCCGGCGCTTCGATACGGCCAATGCTGACGGCCTCTTCAAACCACGCCTCATAGATCGGCTGGCAGAACATAGTGGACAGCCAGGCGCGACGGTTTTTAAAGAATTTCCACGCCTCTAGCAGCGCAGCACGGGCAGCGCTGTAGCTGGCCGTGAAATGTTTGATCAGCACCTCAAACGGCAATTCCAGTGCAACGCCCACTTGACGCAGTACCGCCTGTACAAACGGATCAAACGCAACGTTCGGGCGTCCGGGGTTGGCAAATGTGATGTTTTCATTCGGGGCCAAATCGACAATGGCGCCCGGCCCCAGATTGATGTCAGAACCGGATGTCTGAGAGGCTGCGTCAGTTGCAGGGCCACCCGGCAGGCCGGAATCAATGCCAGTGCCGCTTTCCGTGGTCACAAACGCGGTGAACATGCCGGAAACCACGGCGGCGGTGATTTCGGCTTGCGTGTAATCGCCCAGCTGGTGCAGTGCCTCGATGACAGGTGCCAGATACGGCACGCCGCGAGTCTGATCAATCCGGCGCGGGTCATACAGATGCACCATGTTGCGGCGGCCTGTTTTCGATCCAAACGCGGGGATAACATCCCATTCCCAGCGCCCATCGTTGTACAGGCCGCCCGGATGCGTGCGCATGACGTGATAGTTTTTGACAAACCCGTCATCGTCGAACTCAATACCGGAAATCAGCGTCTTGGTATTGATTTGATAATCCTTGTTGACCAGGCGGTCAGCCTCAATCATCTGGATTTTCGTCGCATAGACGGACTGACGACGATTGCGCAGGGGCAGCATTGCAAATGCATCGCCACCCTCCAACGTACTGCGAAATGCCAATCCCTGAATCTGATAGAAATCCAGCTTGCCGCGCAGATCGCACGCTACTGGGTCCTCAGCCCACAACCGAAACTCGCGCTCGATCAGTTTTTGCTGTGCTTGTGCGGCCTCTTGAGTCAGCCCCAGCAGTGCGGCATCAAGTCGGCAGCGCATCATCAGGCCTGTGCCGACAGTAGATGTCACGGTGGTATTGACCGCGCCCAATGCCAGCGGATTGTTGCGCAGCAGATCGCGGCTACGGTTGCGCAGTGTCTGCAGATCAAAAATACTGTCCCGGTCGGCGCTGCCGGTGGCCGTCCACCAGTTTTTGGTGGCACCACGATCGAGGCGGGCACCGATCCAGCGCTGTGCAACGCTCATCTGATAGCGAGCCTGCAACCGCTCCTTGCCGCGCACAGGGTCAAACCAGCTGATTACGCGATCAAGCAGCGTTGGATTCATATCGGGAAGTTTGTTGGTCATTGCGAGGGTCCCGTAGCGTAGCGGACACGGGCACCTCGACCACCACGCGATAAGCGGTTAACCCAGCGGTTCCAGTAGTCGATTTTTTCGGTAATTGCGGCGGCGTCGGCGCGGGTCATCTTGCGTCCGGCGATCTCGTAGGCCTGTCCTTTCGATACAGCAGCGTCAGCAGCGATCCATGCATCGAGCTGTGCCTGTGCTGTTTCGAGGGTGATGGCCATTCTTTCGCACTCATGAGCGTCTGGTGCGAAATATGCCGGATGCGCGTGACTGCATCAAGCGTAATTTCGTTTAACTATCGGGCATAAAAAAGCCTGCTGGGTCGTCGTCATACCCAGCAGGCTGAACCAAGCGCATGCAGCACTGACTCCACATGCGCGCCACCCGTGCCTTCCGTAGGCCTGTGATGTTACCGCGTACCG